ACTTAAGTCTCAAGGAAATATCAGATTCATTAGAGAGTGTGGTTACTTTATTTACAAAAAGATAGATGGCGTAGACCAAAGCGACTTAGCCAAATGGTGTGAGGAGTTAAAGAATGGCACAGGTCCAGCCTACAATAGTCATCAAATTTTGTAATTATGGAGTTTGGACAATTAATTGGGCAGATTGAACGTAATAAACTAGTGAAGGAAGAGGGGGGATTAACTTCTATCCCTCCTCCATTTCCTAGACTAGGAGAACATTACGGAGGATTTACTAAAGGTTCTATTACTTGTTTAACAGCTGCATCAGGTGTAGGTAAGTCAAAGTTTGCTAAGTACATGACTATCTTAAACATCTACAAGCAAGTACGCTTAAACAAGAGTTCTATACAACCTAAAATCTTCTACTTTGCTTTAGAAGAAAGTGCTACAGACTTCTGGTTATCTTTTATCTCAATCTACATGTATGAGAAACACAGGGTAACTATTAGCGTACAACAATTAAAGTCTATTGGTAATTACACTATGACTAACGATCTTATGGCTAAGGTTAAAGATGCTGAAAGATTCATCTATAACTTACAAGAGATCGTAGAAGTAGTTGATTACATTAGAAACCCTACGGGTATGTCTAAGTATATTAGAGCCTATTTTGATAACCCTGAAATCGGAGAGCACACATACAAAGAACTCGAAGACGGTAAGAAGTTAATCACAGGCTACAAGTATAAGTCAGATGATGTATGGGTATTTTTTATTTTAGACCACATTAGTCTTTTATCTAATGAGGTAGCTCCTGATACCAAGATTAAATTATCGTCTTATCAAACCTTTGACTTTATGGTTAAAGATTACGTATTAGAGGTCTTCTCTAAGCGTTATAAGATGATTAATGTAATTGTACATCAGCAGACACCTGCATCAGAGAAACAGACTTACACCTACAAAGGTCAATTGATGGAAGAGAAACTAGAACCATCAATGGAAGAACTCCACATCAACAAAGGTGTACACCAAGACTACGAAATTGTTATTGGTCTATTCAGTCCTGCTAGATACAACATCGCTACTCATAATGGATATGATGTAAGTATCTTAGGTAACAAGTATCGCTCCCTTAAATTCCTTAAAGACCGTTACTATGGCTTAGAAAACTCAAGCATAGGACTATACTTTAATGGAGCTAACGGAGAGTTCCAAGAGTTACCTAGACCACAGGATATGAATAACCCAGTAAGCAATCATTACGAACGATTTTTAAAAATGTAAAGAATGGATGAACAACAGAACCCGTATTTAATTAGAATAATCAAACACATGTGTGACGTTATTAACGTAGACTATACTACTATCGACTGTAAAGAAGATGGCTGGTATGAAAAACACACATGGACCATAGAACAAGAAGACAACTTCTTGATGTGGCTTTCCTCAGAACTTTACAACAATAAAGATATGAGAGAAGAACTACTGATTGACCCTGAAAGAAATATTGAAAACTGTTTCACTGCCGCTGTGCACTTTGTAGGCAACTTTGGCTGGGATACAGAAGACGATGTCATAGACCGAATAGAAGAAATTGAAGAAACCAAATAAACCAAATAAAATAAATATATGAGTTCAAAACTAATTGCCATTGTAGGACCTTCAGGTACAGGTAAATCTACCTCTATCAGAACCCTCGATCCCAAAGAAACCTTTATTATTAACGTAGCACGGAAAGAATTGCCTTTCAAAGGAGCAGAGAAACTCTACAACACTGAGTCAAAGAACTACATGGAAGTAGATGAGATCGCTCAAATCACAGCTTTGTTACAACAAATCAGCGAGAAAGCACCACACATCAAGAATGTAATTATGGATGATGCTATCTACTCTATGTCTTTCCTTATGATGAAGAAAGCCAACGAAGTAGGTTTTGGTAAATTTGTAAACTTAGCTAAGGATGTAACCAACATGCTTACTACAGCTCGTAAGCTTCGTAATGACCTTAAAGTATTCTACATCACTCACTCAGAAAACATAGAGGATAATGGAAATATTGTAGGTCAGAAGATTAAGACTATCGGCAAAGCATTAGATTCTCAAATTGTTCTCGAGGGATTGTTTACTATTTGTCTTTACACTCACGTAGGTGAAGACAAAGAGGAAAAACCAACTTACAATTTTGTAACCAACCGTTTTAGAAACTATCCTGCGAAGAGCCCTATGGATATGTTTGCTGACACATTGATTCCAAATGACCTAAGCCTTGTATGTCAATCTATTGACACTTATTACGCAGAAGAAGTACCAACAAAAACCAAATAAAAAACTTAAAGACAAAAAATTATGAAATTCGACGAATTAGAAACCAGAGAGCCTTCATCAGGCAAGAAAATGTACACAGGATTTGCACCTATCCAAATCGTTGCTGTAAACCCAACTAGTAAAGCACTTGCTGCCCTTTTGGGAATTGAAGAAGATAAAGTTAAAGAACCTAACTACGAAGGAGATAACGGAATGCGCCTAGATTTCTGGTATGTAAACCATCCAGACTTCAAAACAGATTTGCGTGGTAAGTTCTCTTTGTGGGTTAACAATGATACTCGTACCTCACAAGCAGGTAAGAAACAATTCATTGATAATTATACAAGAACCTCTTGGGCTCTTAACTTAGCTGACTTAAGCGATGCACAATCTGCTTTAGACCCTTCTCGCAGAATGGACTTGAGAAGTGCTCGTGAAGCTAAGGGTGGTGAAGAGACAGTTTATTCTTTACTTAAGGCTTATGGTAACATCTCTCCTAAAGAGAAGCCATTTGTACTTGACTCTTGGAACTCTATCGCTAAAGGTAAGGGTAATGAGTTGGTAGATTTCTTTGCTCACTTTAACAAAGCTAACATGGGTGTTAAAGTTCTGTTAGGAATTAAAGATGGTAAGTACCAAGATGTATGCACTAAGGTATTTGTTAACGTAGGTGGTAAAATTACTGAATATGTATCTAAGCAAATCACTGGTGAGTATGGCTTTAAGAGTTTCTACGGAAGCTTTACCTTCAAAGAATACACTGAGAACAATGCTCCTGAAAGCAATGAAGTAGAGAGTCCTTTTTCTAACGAACCTGCTATGAGTTGGGATACTAGTGAGGTAGCAACAGCACCTCTTAGCGAAGACGTAGACAGCATATTCTAAATCTTTTTAATATTCTATTCTATTTTTAGAAAAGGGGGTTACATTTGTAGCCCCTTTTTTATTAACCTATTATGGATTTAACAAGTATTGAAATCAGACCTAACGTACAAACACTGTACAAGCTTGTAGGACAAGAAGCCTTGATGTCTTTTTACTTCGGAGAAAAAATAGACTTAAGGAATAAATACAAGAATCCTTTCAGATCTGATAAGCATGCTACCTGTTTCTTTAAGTGGAGTCAAGGAGGTAACCTTTACTTTATTGATTACGCTACAGAAAAAATCCACTATAACTGCATAGACATAGCTCAAATGAGAACAGGGTATGAGTATCCTGATATTCTTTATAAAATTGAGTCAGACTTCCAGCTTAAGAACTTTAGCCTAGAAGACAGGCTTGGACTTAAAATAGAAATAGATAGTCTTAAGACAGTTAAACCAGCAGAAGTAAAACCTGCGTCCATTAAAGTAAAACTAACTAAGTTCAATCAGAAAGATTTAGAATACTGGTCTCAGTTTGGAGTAACAGAGAAGATTCTTAAATTCTATGATGTACGAAGAGTAGAGAAGGCTTGGATAGCAGAGAATATATGGTACATTAATAACGACTTTGATCCTTGTTATCGGTATAAAGAGAAAGATAAGTTTAAACTATATCGTCCCTATGCAGATAAGAGAGTAAAATTTAGAACTAACTTCTTTGGAGGTATGCTTGAGGGTTACACCCAGCTACCACATAAGGGAAGTATCTTAATTATTACTAAAGGAACTAAAGACGTAATGACCTTACATTCTATTGGAGTTAATGCAGTAGCTGTTAGAAGTGAAACAACTCCTATCTCAGAGAACGCTTATGAGCTTCTTAGGGCTAGGTTTGATTCCATATATGTTTGGTTTGATGCAGATAGAGCAGGAATAGAAGGAGCACAAAAGATATCAGAGATGTACGATATACCAGTATTGTATCATCATGCAAGCTTAGGTAAAGACATAAGCGACATTTATAAAGAACACGGAAAAGAAAAATTAATAGAAATATGCCAACAGTTCACGATATTGTAAAAGAAGCCTTAGCGTTAGCGTTTAAGGACTTAAAAGTGGAATCCTTAGTACAAGAAGGTGTTTGGAACAGAACAAGAAGCAAGAGTAAATATTCTAAGTATTACACAAAGAATGTAACGATTGTAACTCCAGAGGAAGCAGCAGCAAAGAGATTGGCTACATTTCAAAAATCACAAGAAACCAAAGTAAACGTTAAAAGGTTTAATGAGTTAGAGCAATCTATTATGTCTATTATATGTAGGGTACACAAAGTAAATGTAGAAGACTTTGTACGACTACGTAGAGGAAGGGAATTAGTAGACGCAAGATTTCAGTTTGCAGCTGTGTTTAGACTTCAGTTCTATTACACATTGTCTAAGATAGGATTCCTCTTATCTAAAGATCACTCAAGTATCATTCATTCTATTAAGAAACACAAAGACTTTTACGACACTGTCAGCTCTTATAAGGCTCAGTATGTAAAAGTTCTTAACGAGATTGAGAAAGAATACCCAGGACTCCTTAACACTACTTTAAATCCTAACATTATTCTAGTAGAAAACAGAACAGGTTGGGGTAAGAAGTCAAGAACCTTAGTTAATGGAGTGTTTTTAGAGCACATTAATAATGAAAAAACTAATTGATATACCAGACGATTGGTATCAACATTTAAGAGAAACAATAGAGAGTCCGTATTTTAGAAGCCTTGGGGGTTTCATCGCTAAGGAAAGAGCAAGTAAACAAATCTTTCCTAACAGGGATGAAGTCTTCAGGGCTTTTAATTTAACTCCCTTTCAGAAAGTCCGTGTAGTTATACTAGGTATGGACCCTTATCCAAACAAACATAAGGGTGAACCAGTAGCATGTGGACTTTCTTTTGCACCTAGAAACCGAGACTACATACCTCCTTCTCTTAGGATTATGTACAATAGAATCAAACAAGATATTTATCCAGACGAACTCTCCTTCCCCATAGATATGAACATAGAATCATGGGCTAAGCAAGGAGTTCTTATGCTAAATGCAGCCTTAACTATTGAAGAAGGTAAGTCAGGTTCTCACTTGGAGCCTTGGAAACAGTTTACCGAAGAAGTACTTAAAACTTTAAGTAGTAGTACTACAGGTTTAATCTTTTGTTTCTGGGGTAAGGACGCTTTAAAGTTTGCTCACTTAGTTGATGACAAATTTCACCACGTATTAACAGCATCTCACCCTGCTTCCGCACTATACAAAGGAGGAGAGTGGGAGTGTGATCACTTTACAAGAATTAACCAAATCCTCATGGCCAGCAATCCAGATGATATTGTATGGCTAGAAAACTTAAAATAAAAACAAATGAATTGGCAAGACTATGAGGCCTTAGGGCACTTAGAACTAAAAGGACAACTAGTAGAGTTTATCACTACTAGAGTCAAAGAAGTAAGAGAAATGGAACAGAGCAGTGAATACGATTACTGTGAGATCCAAGGAAGAGTCAAAGAACTAGGAGAACTAACAAAATTTATCGAATCAATTAAAAAAATCAAACTATGAATAAACTAGATTTATTAAACTCATCAAGAACAAATTGGGTAGTAGAAAAGAAAGCCTTGTTTGGTCCTGATGGAGAACCCACACCAGCATTTGGAGTCTTTAGAACAGACAACAACAGATGTTTAGGTATTGTAGGAGCCAAGTATGTTCCTACACAGAACGAAGAAATCCTAGATATGTTACTTGAGGCAGCAGCCCGAGTAAATATATCAGGTGAAAGAGGTGGTATGCTTGGAGAAGGACAGAAAGTCTATTACCAGTTTCCCCTACAAGATGTAAAAATTGGAGGATCTTTTAACAAAAGATACTTAACTGCTTTGACTTCTCATGATGGAAGCTCTCCTATAGGCTTTGGTGCCACTAACGTAACTGTTGTATGTGCTAATACCTTTTACATGGCACTAAGGGATTCTCAGCGTGTAAGACACACCAAGAATTCACATGGTCGACTAAGTCTTATCATCTCTCAACTCCAAAACTCTCTCACCCAAGAAGAGCAGTTCATTGAAAAGTTGATTGATATGAGTACTATTAACGTACCTGAGACCGTTTCAGATGACTTTATCTTAAATATCATCGGAGGAGATGTAGCTAACTCAAGAGGTAAGAACAGAGTACACGACTTTAGAAGGGCCATTACTACTGAGTACGAGACACATGGTAACACTGCTTATGCTTTGTTTAACGCTACTACTCGCTTTACTAACTATATGATGTCACATAAGAGTGTGGAGTCTAAGCGTGAGTCTCTTATCCACGGTAGTGCTTATACTATTAACAACAGAGGTTTGGAATTAATTTCTGAAACCTATACTCCTGTTCATAGAGAATTGGTATCTTTGTAATACCTGTTGCATGCCAAAAGATTAGGGGGTCATTAGATCCCCTTTTCTTTTTACATGTTCTCGATTATATTTGTGAAGTATGTTAAAGAGAACACCTAAGAAAATACCCGTAAAGGGACTACCTGAAGAGAAAGATTTGCAAAAGCCTTGCTCTGAGTGTGGTAAGATTAAAGCAATAGCAAACAAGACTAAGAGATTGTGTGCTACATGTGTAGTAAAAGAGAAAAAAGCTAAGCAAAAAGTCCGCAAGGAGATCAAGAGAAAGATCAAACAAGAAACTATTACTCAAACTAGACTAGACCAAATAACTTCCTGGCTAGTAAGAGGAGCACACATCAATAAGTGCCATGCTTGTGAGATTACACTTGACCCCAAAGGACTTCAGTGTGCACACTTCGTAGGGAGAACCAAAGTATCTACACGATACCATTTGACTAATCTTTTACCTGCTTGTCCTAAATGTAACCTATATACTCCTCACCACGTGTGGAACTTAGGTAAGTCTTTAAATAGGATATGGGGAGAAGACACTACAGAAGACATGCTTCAGCTCTCTAACAAGATTCTTAAGCTAAGCAACCATGATAGAAAACTCATCTACGATGTGTACAGAACTTGTCTTACAGATATTGAACAAGGCAACTACACTCAGACTGAGAAGTATCAGAAGCTCCGTGAAGCATTACACGATTATAACAAAATAGTAGGACCGTTATTAAAATGATTTATCTGGTAACAAAACAAGATATCTCCCTACCTGATGTAACCCTCTGCTCCGTACAAGATTCCCTAGATTACTTAGATAAGTTAGACTCTATTGGTGTCGATACCGAGACTAGTGGCTTTGATCCATATACTTGCAAGTTTTATACCCTGCAGTTAGGAGATAGAGAAGTCCAGTATGTTGTAGACCTATCTACAATAGACATCCAAGAGTACAAGAATTTATTAGAAATTAAGGAACTCATAGGTCATAACTTTAAGTTTGACTTAAGATTCTTGTATCATCAGAGAATTGTACCCACTAGGGTATATGATACATTTTTAGGCGAGAAAACATCCCGTTTGGGTATAGAAAGTCATAGATGTTCTTTAGCTGCTTGTGTACAACGTCATTGCGGAGTAACACTTAGTAAGGAGGAACGAGCAAACATTACAGGTAGACTAACCGAAGGGTTTGTTAAATATTCTGCCTATGACGTAAAATACCTACACGAAATCAAGTCAAAGCAAAACTTCTCTCAGTTTACAGAAGGTACAGATGTGTCCATTCAATTGGACAATCGCTTTGTTCTAGTACTAGCATATATCGAGTATTGTGGTATGAAACTAGACGTAGAACAATGGACCAAGAAGATTGAGAAAGTGCAGATACAAGCTGATGAGGCAGTAGAAGCACTTAATAAGTTTATTCTAGAGAACAAGATGTCCAAATTTATAGACACTCAGTTAGACATGTTCTCTTCAGGTAACAAAATTAATGTGAATTGGAACTCACCCTCACAGGTTGTAGAATTCTTTGAAGCTATAGGTGTGGATACAACTGTAGTCGAGAAAGGAGTTAAGAAACAAACAATAGAAGCAAACCACTTAGGTAAGTTTGCAACTAAGTATCCAATTATTAAAACTTATCTTTCATTTAAAGAAGCACAGAAAGACATAGGAACTTATGGTTACAACTGGATAGAACAGATCAATCCAGTAAGCGGAAGAATACATACACAGTTTAAGCAGTTGATGAACACAGGACGCTTATCTAGTGGTGGTAAATCAGGTAACGTAAAGAACTTTAACTTTCAAAACATTCCATCAGACCAAGAGACTCGTAGTTGCTTTGTAGCATCAGAAGGAAATACTCTAGTAGGTTGTGACTATACAGGACAAGAACAGATTGTACTAGTTAACAAATGCTTAGATAAAAACCTACTTGAGTTCTACGATAATGATCTGGGTGATATGCATTCGTTTATTGCCTCTAAGATGTATCCTGAGTTAGATGGTATGGACTTAGATGACATCAAAAAGAAGCACAAGGATAAGCGACAATCAGCTAAGGTTGCTGGTTTTTCGATCAATTACGGGGGTTCAGGTATTGGTATAGCAGACCAACTAGGGTTAAGTGTAGAGCAAGGTCAAAAGATCTATGATGCATACTTTGCAGCTTTCCCTGGACTTAAGGCTTATTTTGATGAAACTAAGAAGTTCGGTATTGAGAATGGTTATGTGTTAATCTCTCCTGTAACAGGTAAGAGATCTTACGTAGATTATTACGAAGAGTTTGCACAGATTAAGGGTGAATTAACCAAAGAATTCTGGGATAGGTACAAATCTATGAAGAATAGTGACACTCCTACTGCTAGGCAAATGAAGGAGAAAGTCAGTAGATTCTTTAGAAAGAGAGGTGACATTGAAAGGATGTCTCTTAATTACCCTATACAAGGTGAATCTGCGGAAATTACTAAACTAGCTTGTGTGTATTTCTGGAATAAGTATTTAATACCTAATAATTTATTGTTCAAAGTATTGATAGTCAATATAATACACGATGAAATATTGGTAGAAACTCCTCTAGAAATAGCAGAAGAAACAGCAAAACAATTAGAAAAATCAATGGTAGATGCAGGTGCTAAGTTTTGCAAAAGAGTAAAACTAAAAGCAGATCCGTGTGTAGCGCCATTTTGGAAAAAGTGATGAAAGAAGAAGAGATTAAAGAAGTTAGGAGAACTTATCTCCTAGCTAGAGCTGTAAACACACAATACCAATTCATTCGTGAGTTCGTCAATCCTGATTTAA